ATAACGAAACAATCAGCAAGGATAATAATAAAATTTAATGCTTTAGGAATGCCTTTATTTATAAAAACACTTGTTAAACTACGAAACCAGGTTTGTAAACTGTTTTGCCGTTCACTGTAACTGCTGTGAGTTTTTGTTTTCGATTTGGTCCCTTTGTTGTATAAGAAGCGTGAACCCAACCACTATTTGGACCTTCTTTTGGATCATAAAACTCTAAGATGATTTGATCGAACTCACAATTCTCACTAACCCACTTGGCAAGATCTGGATTCGGGAGCCCATCGATTTCGAAGTCGATCGCCTCACCATTGCAATGTTGAGACTTGATAGAACCACCAACAGCACTATTAAGGGCAGGACCACGATAGCCAGAATTAATACGCACGGGCTTATTAAAATGACGCCGCACAGGTTCAAGAATTTTTTCGCATACATTTTTAAGATTTTGAGCATGATCTGGACCTGGGGTGTTATCAATACGCTTACGAATCGCAGTTTCAGACTTTGTAAACTCGTTTAATTTAAAATGTTCAGATAACTGCATATCTGATGTTACTGTAAGCGCAGGAGCAGCAGATTTAACAACTGCCGCTGGTGCTGCAGCTGGTGTTGCTGATGTTGCCCAACTAATATATTTTTTTGTTTTTTCTGAGCGATCAGCAAGACCATGAGTCCCACCATTAATTTTTTTGGTAAGAGAAAGAATGGCAGCGTCAGTTACTCCTTGATCGCAAATGTTCCAAAGTTTGTTTCGCTCGAAGAAAAACATTGCAGATTCAAACGCAAGTTCAGATGCAACAATGTCTGGATTGCTCATTACATCTGGTCGTTTACAGTAATCGGCAAAGGCTTTGTAATTATCTTTTCCAGTTAACTGAAGTGCGCCGCGACCACGATATCTCCAACCATCTCCGCTTTTCTCATCACCATTGCCCATGCGTGATGCGTAAACTCGATTCGCAATTTTTTCTGGTTGTCGTTCATATTGTGCTGCTAATGCATCTGTTGCAAAATATTTTCCAAAAATACCGCGAAGACCTTTTGCTGCATAGTTTAAATTCTCGCTAAACGCTTTAAATCCACCTGACTCATGTGCAGTTTGTGCGAAGAAATGAGCAGCTCGAACAGGCGAGAGTTTATAATACGCCATCGCCGCTTTAAAAGTGCCTGGACCCCAAGCACCATCGGCAGCAATACCAATCTTTTGCTGTAATGATTTAAGGCTCATGAGTCACCTCAAGCGATTTGATCTTCAACTTCTTCAACTAATTCTTTCATTGGCTCAGGAAGAATTTCTTCTACCTTTGGCGCCTCAGGTGCTTTCGGAGCCTCTGGCACATCTGGCTTTTCGCTCTTACCGAGCATAATGCCTGAGAGAATACCAGTGAGAAAGGTTGCAATTGGAGTAATCAACTCAAAAAACTTTGCATCATTGGGTGACTGACTCATTGGCTGAGTCACAAAGATGAGCGAGTAAAGAACTACAAAAACAATTCCTGTCAATGTAAATGCAAGTGAGAGACCGACTGTAAATTTAAGTCGCGCCATCAATTCACTTTCTGTATATCTTGGACCTTTAAACATGATTATTCTCCTTTGGGTTCACAATTACAATCTTCTGCGGGCGCAGCTTCTTCTTCTACGGGCGATTGCTCTACTGGTTCTGGCAATCCATTTAATTTGTCATAACACAATCCATCAGCCTCACATATTGGGCGATTACACTCAGGCTTATCCTTATTTGCAGGATCCTGACATTCGTAACGATAAGTGTCTGAACACCCAGCCAATAACAAAGCAGCAAATAAAATCGATACTGCTTTCATTTGATTACCTCTTTCCGTATCTTAAATAAACCATTGCACCCGTCAATTCATCTTCAACAATAATCGGTGCATCAGGATTCTCTTTGGCGTATTGTCTGATTTCTTCTCCAATATCGCCTTCGACGTAAGTCTTATAATGCTTTCTATACATCTTACCAAGTTTTGCTTTATTAAATGCATTACTTGATACCTTAAAAACTCTTTTACCAGCAAACAAAATTGGATTATGTTTTTTAGAAACTGGTGGATCTGTTGGCGGCAAACCAGAAATATTTGCACCACTTGCTGTGTTTATAATTTCTTCTTTTAGGGTTTTAAATTTTTTCATTAATTATCCAGCAGTAACACCTTTACTTTTTAATGAACTTAATGGATCTTTTTGGCTGTTGAATTTAATAGTGTGATTAGCAAAAGTTTTACCTTTATGTTTAAATGATACGCCTGTTCCACTGTGATGAACTGTGATGTTTTTGTGATCTCTTAAAATATGTTCGTAGTCAGCGCCAGGATTTACCGTATGGTGTTTAGTTGCATTTTCACCATAAGTAATATGTTTAATGTGCTCGTGACCTTTATCTTGCATTGGAGTTATGTGAGCATGAACAACTTTTCTAATGTGACCGACTAGTTCTGTGTGGTGCGCATTATTTAAATGATCTGATAAATCTTTGGCAACTTTAACTAGAGTTGCACTATTTCTTTTCTTAATATCTGCTTTTGCTATTTCGTCACCTTTAAGCCATTCTTTTCTGTCTTTCTTATTGCTCATTTTCTGGAGTTTAGGATGGGCTGAAAGAATACCTTTTCTGTGATCGTCGAATGTTTTCTTTGCCTTTGGACCTAAAGACTCTATTCCCAAACTTGATGAAGGAACATGTTTAGTAGACTGATCTGTGACTTTTAAACTCACACCCATAAATCTTGGCTTTTTCTTTGCCTTATCTGCCGAGTGGTGCGTGTGTAATACGATATCTGATGCGTCTTGTTTTTGCGATGCTTCAATACCTGTTGATGTCTTCAAGTCGCCTGGTTTCGAAGTCCAGTGAATTGTAGAAATTTTATGACCTCTGGTTTCAGCTTGCTTACGAATGTCTTCAGCAGCGCTTTTGGCTCTATCGTGAATTTTTTTGTAGTCATCTTTATGGATAGTTTTCTTTAAACGGTCATGGGCTTGTTCTGGACTTTCGCCTTCTTCGTTCTTATACTTGTCCATATGCTGACCATTGTTCAAATGATAGCCAACTAACAATTCATGCATAACACCTTTGGTGTTGTTCGGAACTTTACCTTTAGGAGAAACTTCTTCAGATAAAACTTCAAGATCCAATGTCTCAATAATCTTATCGAGCGCTTTAGACTCTTCCATTTTTTGTTTAAATGTTAAAATAATTGACATTAATTTGATCTTAGGTTAAAATAACTATGTGGTTCCGTTAAGTAATTCTCTATAAATTTCGCAATATTTCCATTAAATGTAAGTCTACTGGAATATCACTTGAGATAATGTTTGTTTCACGAACACCTCTGACAATACTTGGCATTGCTGACGTATATATAAGAAATGTTTTGAGCGCACTATAATCCTTTTCATTTATACGAAAAAATAATATTCTTGTACTGCCTTCTACTCCAAATACATTCTGACATAGTATTAAATGATTTAATAATAATCGTTCTTTTATCTCTCCAGTCAAACGATATCGATGTAACAATCGTTTAATATATCGAAATGTTTTAAAATCCTCATCGAACTCACTTTGTATACAATTAGGTTTATCATAGCATTTAGCTGCATATAATAAAATATTGTTCTCATTCAACTCATTAAAAAGCATAAATTAATATTCATCAGTGTTGCCCGCATCATCATCGCGTTTACGATAGTTATCGCTGTGACGAATTGGCATTGGATCGCGATCTCCGAGGAGTTCATCCGAATCCATATTCAATAAATCTTCTAACTCTTCATTAGTAACGATTTGTGCATAGCCATCAACAAGTCCGTCATCGCTGGTGTCGTAAACCACATAAAGATGATATGGCGACTCGCCTAACATATAAACTAGTTCAGCGCCTAAATCAAGAAAATTATTCGTTGCAGATTGTGGTAATGGAAAACCATATTTCTCTGTAACACCGCGAAGTTGATTTAAAAAGATCGGCGCATTTTGATATGGTTTTTCCGTCAATGCATCAAGTTCATTATTGATTGTATTCATATTCTCTTCTAGATAGCGAGAATCAATTTGAATAGTCTCATCAAATGCTTCGTTTAAAAACTCATTAAAGGTTTGCATCTTTCTCACCTGCTAATTCTGGCTTTACATTAATTTTATTTTTTTTGCCCTTGACAATATCAATCGTTTTCTGAGCAATGGCTGCACCTTTTTCTTGTTCACGTTCTTTCTTTGCAGATAATGTTCCTGCCTGTTTCTTGCCCATTTTCTGCGCTTTTGCTTGAGCGTCAAACTTTTGCTGCACTGCTTTCACGTATGGTTTCATTTCTTCATTCATTTCACTCTCCATATAATTTGCTGCAGTTACAACGTAGTCTTCGGCAAGAGTAATTTTGCTTTGAACCCACTCGGGTAAGTTCGCATTCGGTTCTAACATATCATGCAGTTTTTTGGCGTTTGTAATAATACTTTTAAGTTGCGACATTGCCATGTCGCCTTCGTAATCGTATTCGCCTGAATCTTTCTCTGCCATATTACTCGCCCTTATTTAATGCTTTCTTTTTAGATGCTTCGATACGCGCTTTGATAACATCACCGTATGTGATCTTTTTTGGATCACCATGCTTCTTGGCGAGTTCAACTTCGGTTGATGTTTCTGGATCTTTACCTTTGGCTTTTTCTTCGCGTAGATCTTTATCTGCGGTGTGATAAGTCTTACCCTTGTTGATGTAAGAATTTACACGAGCATGACCCCATTGTGATGGAGTTGTTCCTGGACGATGTCCTGAATTCCATGCAGCAACTCCACGACGAAATACTGATTTAAGTGTTCCCAATGAAATACCAGACTTTTGTGCCTTTGCAGCAAGTGATGTATCTGCTTTACCTTCTTCAATCTGCTCGACTTCTTCTTTTGCTAATTTATCAACAGCCTTTGCAATGCCTCTAGATCTTTTACCAGCAAATTTTCTCATTGTTTTTGCTGCTAAATCACTACCCCTTGCAACATAATTTGCTGCATCACCTTTTCTGGCTGCATCCGTTTCATAACCTCTTTGAAGTCGACTTGCTGATGCTACATCGCGTGTTGCTCTCTTAACATAAGAAGCAAGTGTAGACTTCTTGAGTTCATCAATCTGCTCGACTTCTTCATTTGCAAGTTTCTTTTTTGCCTTTTCTTTTCGTATTTCAGCAGCACGTGTCTTTACTCTATCAAGAAATGTTTGTTTGCCCATTCTATTCATTGCGGCTGCTCTTTTAATTATATCTGTGCGATTTTTTACTCCCTCATATCCAGTCACTTCATCCACCTGCTCGACTTCTTCTGATTTAACAGAGACACCAGCTTTCGGATCGCCGTATGATTTTTGTCGTTTTCTTTCGAGTTCTTTTTTTGCTTTTAATTTAGCATCAAGAGTTTTACCATCTGGATGTTTTAGCATCCAACCTGGACCATATCCCTTGCCAGCCTCATCCACCTGCTCGACTTCTTCTTTAAAATATCCCATTAATTTGCTCATGTTCATTGGGTTTGGTGGAATATCTTTATCAGTGGCTCCTTGTCGACGAAGACTTTTATGCCCACCACCTTCGATATTACCAGTTGGCGCACCAGTAGGATTTCTTGATCTTGCGTATGCTTTGTTTGCCAAATCGCGCAATCTTCTTATTTTTTGTTTATCTGGATTTTTTCTGAGTTTTCCAAGGCTTCCATCTTTTGATGGATATCTTTCTAAGTCAGTTGCTTTTTGTTTTGCTAATTGAGATAGTTTCAAAGATGTTTCACCTGATTCATCAATCTGCTCGACCTCTTCTTTCTTCATCGATGCTTGCATATTGTTCATTGCTTTACGAGCAGCACTTCTTGCAAGTCTATAACCAAGAGGATGTTTACCTGCTGGACCCTTTGGTTTGTTTTTGACTGGACCGCCGAGTATTTCTTCGGCTTCTTTTTTTGTAACTTCATTCATCGTTTGACCCTCTAGGTTTACATTGTCTCCCATATACCGACCTTGCCCATATCCGTATGGGTTATCATCTACTTCAGTTGATTTAGGAGGTGGGCTTGGATTTTGTTTTAAGTTTGCAACCCTAATTATTCTTTTTGCACGTGCACGACTAATTATTCTATTTACAGCTTGGTCTCTTGTCATACCATCAGGACGAGCAATATCTGAAACTTTTGGATGCGGACGTTTGTCAAGATAACTTTGTGCAGTTTTTGGAGAAAGTTCATCAATCTGCTCGACTTCTTCGCGCATTCCTGCTTCTCTTTCTGCGCCGAGTTTAGCAGCAAGCGCCATCTTACGACGTTCTTCTGCTGACTTACCCTTGAATTGTGGAGCATCAGATTTTTGGAAGTCTTTGATAACATCGCCCATTTTGGCTTTGACGAGATTAATTTTCTCATCAATCTGCTCGACTTCTTCTTTTGCCAACACTTCGCGACCAAAACGAGTTGGACTATGACCTCTTGCTGGATCTACATTACCAGCCCTCATTGCATTTAATCCTAGTCCACGAACATATGCATTCTTTTTATCTTTGTTTCTTTGAGCAGTAAGTGCGCGTTCACGTGCCATAAGCACAGCAACCTTACCAAGTGTTCTCTTATCTTTATCAGAGATCATTTTCATTTTTAATTGATTCGTCATCGCCATTGAAGCATCTGGTTTCGCTGCTTCATCAACAGATTCATTTTTTGTTTTCTTTGCTCTTTTTGATTGATATGGATCGAGAGAAACTTTTGGATTAAATCCTGCTTTAATGCTGGCTCTTAAATCTCTAATCGTAGATTGACCAGCACCAGCCATTACATTGCTACCATCAGAACCCATTGCTCCGATTGGCGGACGTCCACCTTTATCCATATAGGCTTTTTGACGAGCAACATTAATCGCACGAACAGAATTTGGCTTAACATTAACATTTTTTCTTGACGCAACTTTTATACGTTTTGCTGCAGCAGCTGATTTACCCTCTGGCTCTTTCTCTTTTGATGCAGTTGGCATTTCCATACCGTGTTTTTTGTACCATTTCTTTTGAAATGATGGCGACATCAAATGCAATTTTGATGGAATCTTTACCTCTGCCATTTAAATACCCTCAAATTCTTCTATTTTTAATATTAACTCTGTGTGTCCACGTTTAATTCTATGAAATGCCTTCGGAGGTATAAAAAATTTATCACCTTTATACATCCTCTTAGGCAATTCATCATCAAATTGAATTTCCCAACCCACGCCTTCTAAAACCTCAATGTACCTACCATTTACATCCCTATGCCACATTAATTCTTCATCTAAAACATCTGATTTAAATGTGCGCAAGAACGACCAAGTATTTAGGCTTTTATCAACGTAAGGTTTATTTGTCATTTACCACCATATTTTACCCGAATTGCTAAAAAATCTTGGCCAACGGCATGCCCAATAGGATGCGCTCGTCTTATCTTTATTCGTTAAACAATGATGACGAGCGACAAAACTACGAGTTGCACCTGGGTCCATATACTTTTTCTGCATACCAGATTGACTGAAGTTGATTTTGCGCACGCCATCTCCAACACGAACATAAACTGCACCACCACCGCCAGAGCGAAATGGTTTACCGATACCTTTGCCATCTGTTGGATCATCAGCTTCGTTTAGTTCTTCTTCGAATGGATAATCGAGAATTACTTCCTGATCGTTGTAAGTTGCTTTTTCGCCGATGTTCGAGTTAAGCATGTCTTGTTCATACTCATCAGCGGGTGTGTACTTGCCCTCTGCGTAGAGTTTTTTCGCTTCCTCAATTATTTTAAAAAACATATCAGATCCTGGACGAAAGATATTATCTGTAAACGAAACTTGATTTTCGATATGATATTCTACTGCTTCTTTTACAGTGGTTGGTTTTTCTTTAATCTTACGAAGTTCATAAGCACCACCCCAAGACTTCACGCGCTCATATCCTGGAGGAACTGAATGTCCTCCAGGAGGACCAGGAAGTTGGCGTGGTGTTTTCATAAACGATTTAAGAGGTTTCGCTGCTTCGCGAACATAAGCGCCTGTTGTAATAACTGCGGGACCATCTTTTGCAATGTCACGAGAATTTGGTGGAACTATTTGTGATCTTTTTCGCTTTTTTGTTTCTGTATCGAGCGTCGGCGTCGCGTCGATGATCGATTCAGAATCTTCTCTAACTGCTTCTCCAACCGACTCACATTCTCCGCAACAATCTGTTGTTCCGCAGTCCTTATGTTCTTCATTTTTATTAGATTTATTAGACTTATTAACATTACCAATCTCTCCTTGTCCTGGCGTCATGGCAATCGCATGTTTACGATATTCATCAGTGCCAGCTAATTGCATTTCAAATAAAGAATTTATATCATCAATTTGATCGAGTTCTTCTTTACGAAGTTTCATGAGATTATCGTGGAATGCTTTGGCTTTATCTGGATCAGTTTTTGCAAGGCGATCATAAATCTTTTTGTTATTTTTGTCAACTTCAGATTGTGTGCCTAAACGCCACTCTGCTCTCCAGCGCGATGGACGAAGTTTCTTTTGTGCCTCATCAAACTCTTGTATTTCTTCATTTTTAGCAGACTTCAACTGTTCTGGTGTTGGCGCACCCTTATCGCCCACCTTACGCATTCTTTCACCAGAACCACGTTTAATTCTTTGTCTTTTGGCATGAATGTTTGCCCATAAACCTGGTCCACCCTCATCAATCTGTTCTGATTCATCCATCATCTTACGAACAGCAAGTGTGTGCCTACTTGGTTTTGTTTTAGCATTTGCATCACCAGGAGCTGGTTCGTATGCTCTTGGATCACTATCTGAGAGTTTTGATTTCCTTTTCCAATGTGCTTTACGTGCTAATGCTGTTGACGTACTTAATCCAGAGACATATTTTTTAGGTAAGCCTGAATCTTTGTCCATCGGAACTGATTTAAATGTTTTCTCAGATAAAAGCAATCCATTTGATGTAAGGCGTTCAAGTAATTTTTCAATTTGACTGCCGAATACAATTTGCTCCATTTGACTCGATTCAGAAAGATTAATTGAATTATTAAATATAAAACAATCAAGTTCCTCTGCAAGTTTCTCAGCGCGATACCATTTTTCTAAACGCTTATTTTCTGGTAATGGATTTTCTCTTTCTTGATTACGCGCACGACTAATTTTATTTGACACAGAAACATATACTGTATCGAATGTATATCCCTCAAGAATGTTCTTGACAAGTTCCACTTTTTCAATGTCTGCAGCACCATTTATCACGATGTTCTGATTTAACTCAATTAACTCTTGTATTTTTCCATTAAGCACTTGATCTAATTGAACTTCAGTCAAATTAAAGCGAGAAAAAATGTTCGTAAGAACATAATCTTTTCCGCTTCCTGGACCACCGAGTAGAAAAATTCCGATTGGGTTTGTGTATTCCATTTGCATACCTTTTTTTGCCGCATCATGTATAGCAGCACCTAATTTACGATCACTGTATTTTGAAATAAACTTATTGCGTTGTCCATTAGTGATCATTGCTCGATGTTTTGATGCTGATTCGCCTTCGGCGCCCTCTGCATCTGGATCTCGTTGCCCTGCGGAAACAACACTAACTTTTTTAATTCCTGGAAACTCTTTTTTTCTATATTTATTTAGAAGAGAGCTAAATTCTGAGACACGATCAGAACCGACAACCATAGTTACATGAGTATGTCCTTTCTTTTCTAAATGCTTCATCGCATCAATTGCTGTTCGCACTCTACCAGAGGAAACAATATTTGCACTCGGGAATAAACGACGCATAAAGCCGACTTTCTCACCATGACTCAATGGATTTTTCTTGTTATCTTGAGAGTGAGATGGGAAGATATAGTGAGAACCACCAGATTCTTCAGCATGTGCTTGAACTCTCGAGATAAGTTTTCCATGCCCATTTTCAGTTGGAACATTGAATCTTCCGAATGTAAATGTTGCTTTACTCATATTACACTCTTCTGAGCCTTGAGTACCGCCGAACGACGACGATTGGCTTGTGTAAATGCTCTCGGAACGAACTTCATATTGCCAGAAACGAATCCCTCTCCGCTAGATTCTTGTCCATCAATATCATGATCGTATCCACCACTCGCGCTGCGAGATAACGAATTCGCTACAGTGTAGGTCGCTTGTTGAATATTACGATAAATGTTAAATGTTTTATTAAAATTATCTTCATTTCTATCAACATGATCGAGTGCAGCTTGCATCTCTGCATTCTTTTGTGCTTTCGCTTTTTCTGTTTTTACTGAATCAATTCTTTTTTGATGATATCTTTGAAGAAATCGCTTATATCCTTTGGCAGAGAGTCGCTCATTCGTATCAACAGAGGAATTCGCATATCGAAGAAGAGTTTCATTATGCCCATCTAAATGTTCATATGAATGATTTTTTCCGAGTTTTCTAGCAGAAGAAATTTGCTGCGCAATTCTTGTTTTTTCTTTCGGAGAAAGATTTCTTTCTCTGGCAGAGACTATATGACTCATTACATGTACATCAGGATGTTCTTCTAACTCACCTTCACCGATTGGTGTTGTGCTTCCGTTTTTAAGAATTCGAGAGTGAAGAACTATACTTACACGAGATCGTGCAATTCTTTTTCCCTCAGGAGAGTTTCGATCTACTGAATAGCGAATCGTATTTGGTCTATGACTAATTTTACCATCTTTTTCTTCGCGCTCATTATCAGAACTTAGATATCCACCCTGATACTCGCCACGACCTTTTGGAAGAACTTTGCCGATATGATTAAAGATAGCAATAAGTTTTTGAGCAATATATGGTTTATTTGCATATTGCCTTTTAATATCTTCTACTGAATAGTTATATTTTGCACCTGGACCTTTATATTTTACGCCACCTTTCTCATCGACTTGAAAGGACATGCTATCATCAACTTTTTTAGTTACAGGAGCGCGTCCGCTTACAACGCTGGAGATTTTGGAGAGAGCTGATCCAATCGCACCACGCCTAGACGCGAATGCTGATTCAGCAGGATGGGGTAGGTGCTGTATTCCGCGAACGACTTTCTTTTGCTTTTGTTCCGTTAACGGAACAAATTGTTTGAACCCAAACATTATCTCTCCACACTGTGGGATTACCTCTTATTTAGTGATTTTATTCGTTTGCGATTGCGTATCTTTGCCAATCCATGTTACGAATAGCGTCCGATAGAGCGTCCTTAACATTCGACATACCTTCATATGCAGGAATGGTGCAGGTAGAACGTCCAGCGGCAGTTGCAGCCTTAAACTCTTCTGGCGTAAACCATTGCGGTTGAATACCCATAATCTCAGCAAGTTCGTGCATATTCACCGAACCTTTATTTACAAGATTATAATATCCATTTGGTTCGCCGTCTTCCATAAGGTTACAGGCAACAGTTACTGCCTCGTTTAAGTCTGTTAATGAGTTCTCACCAGCGTCGATTAACTTACCGTTTCGAGCATAGTTATAGACCTTTGTGAGATAATTTTTAGACTCATTAATCCCAGTAAATGGCATACGAATGCGATAAACCTGTGCTTTGTCGCCCAAGTATAGATCTGATACACCCTTTGATACGGAATAAATGCTACCAAAATAGTTTGGTGCTGCATTTACATCGTGAATATCGCCCATATAAATGCACCCACTGGAGAAATGCGCTAGGCGAGTAGAGATTTTTTTCTCACATGCATCCGCTAACAATGCTGGGAAAACAGCATTCGCCTCGACAGTACCCCTCTTGTCTTGTTCACATGCATCAACATTCGGGAATCCTGTTTTACCAGCGCAGTTCACAACCCAATCGAACGAATTGTCCTCAATCGTTGTAATCGCTTCCTCATGAGAGGAGAAAGTAACCACATTCCCACGACTAAGAAGTTCGTTGAATACCTTTTTACCTGTCCAACCTCGACCAACTACTAGAAAATGCATAATTATATCCTCGTTTGTAAAATTCTTGACAAATACTTACCATAATCCGACTTAGCATATTTACTTGCTTGCACCTCAACTTGATTTTTTGTAATCCAAGCATTCTTGTAAGCAATTTCTTCTGGGCATGCAATCATCGTACCAGTTCTCCGCTGAACTGATCCAACGAATATTGACGCTTCAGAAAGTGAATCGAATGTGCCTGTATCAATCCAAGCAACACCACGATTTAAAAACTCAATTTTGCAATCACTATTTTTAATAAACATTTTATTAATATCAGTAATTTCTAATTCACCACGAGCAGAAGGTTTGATCGCATACGAATAATCGACAACTTTATTATCATAAAAATATAAACCAGTTACTGCATAATTGCTTGGCGGATTTACAGGCTTTTCATGAACATCAATAGGATCATTATTTTTATCGAATTCAATGACACCGAAACGCTCAGGATCATTTACATGATACGCGAAGAGCGTGCATCCATTTCTATTCCAGTTTGCATAATTAAATCGATTAATTAAATCGTTACCATAAAAAATGTTATCGCCAAGAATTAACGCAACATCACTCTTGCCAATCCATTTATCTGCGATACGAAAACACTCAGCGATACCTTTCGGTTCATGTTGTACAGAATATGTAATGTTTAATCCATACTGTGAACCATTCCCCAATAATCTCTGAAACTGATCGCTGTCATTCGGAGAATTAATAATCATAATGTCACGAATACTAGCCATCATTAGTGTAGATAATGGATAATAGACGAGAGGCTTATCATAAACAGGAAGCAATTGTTTAGATATAACCTCAGTGCATGGATATAAACGTGTACCTAATCCACCAGATAATATAATTCCTTTTCTCATTTGTACCACTCCAATGTTTTACGAAGTCCCTCTGTGATGTTAGTTTTTGCTTTCCATCCGAGTTCTCGTTCAAGTTTTGACGAATTCATTGCGTATCTAAAATCATGACCTTTACGGTCTGTTACAAAATTAATCCAGTTTTGATACATATGAACTGGTTTTCCTATAATGTCAAGAATCAAAGTAACCATATCAAGATTACTCATCTCATGACCGCCACCAATATTATAACGCTCACCCGATTTAAAGTTTTCACCAATTGTTAACAATGCATCACAATGATCTTCAACAAACAACCAGTCGCGAATATTTTGACCATTTCCATATACTGGAACTGGTGTATTCATTTGAATATTTCGAATTATGGTTGGAATAAATTTTTCTTTATGCTGTCGAGGACCGTAGTTATTCGAACAATTAGTTACGACTGCATCAATGCCATGTGTATTCACATAGGCACGAACAAGATGATCACTCGCTGCTTTAGATGCAGAGTATGGATTGCGTGGATCGTATGGAGTTTTTTCGGTAAAAGGTGGATCATCATGAGAGAGTGATCCATAAACTTCGTCAGTCGAAACATGAACTAATTTGCCGTTATGTTTGCGAATACACTTTAGAATGTTGTGAGTGCCATTAATATTAGTGCTGAGGAAGTGATCGTCACCAGCAATAGAATTGTCAACATGAGACTCAGCCGCAAAATGAAAAGTAATTTCTGGTTCATAGTCATGATAAAGTTGATCGAGTAAAACAAGATTTCGAATGTCGCAACGCTTGACAATGACTCTATAATCTTCAAAAAGACCATAGATATTCTTTTCATCAGCAGCGTATGAATAATTGTCGATGATAACGACAGTATCAGCGGGATATTTTTTTAAGTGGGCGAATACAAAATTAGATCCGATAAATCCCAAACCACCAGTCACAAATGTAGTCATAAAAACCTCAATTCGCTACATGAACAGTCCAACTCACTCCAATTTTTTCGTCGAAATAGAACTCTGCACCCTTTCTATACTTACCAGCATTCGTAGTAGAATATGCTGCTCGAGTTGCAGTAATAGGTCTTAATCTAAATTTTAAATTTACATTAGGATCATTTGAATACTCTTTCACAACCTCTTTTATTGTTTTGGCGCTCTGAAGTAATGAAATTAAATCTTTTTCTTTAATTACTGAACTAATAGTGCCAACAATTACATATTCAGCTTTGACTGGATTATCGATTCCACCACCAATAACATTTTGCAAAAATTTCTCATAATTTCTACCAAGCAACTCATTCAAAGGTATGTATATATTTTCTACTTTAAATGAAGATGAGATCGATGCCGTTCCAAATCTTTTTTGTTTATCTTTAAGTAACTTATTTACAATATCACTCTTGACTTCTCCTGTGACACTAAAGTTTTCAACAACAAACTTATTATTTTTTCTGGCAATCGAATCAATTTTGCTACCCTTACCCACCAATTCAATCATAGCATTGTATTCATTCATCACTTCATTCTTAAATGCACGAGATTGAGACATTTCTGCCGCTTTATCTTTTAAGCCTTTAACAATTTCTTTTGCTTGTTTTGGTTCCATTCCAACTGACACAAGCATTTTATATGTTTTTTCTTCATTCATCCAACTTTCGAAGAATCCGAAATTTGGTTTCTTCATACTGATTCCAATTTCAGTTTTATCTTTTGTGATAAGAGCAATGTCGGCTTTTGGTTCTGGATTTCTACCACCTAATTGTCGTGCGCTTGTAATTTTATATTTTTTGCCGCTCAATGTAATCTCAAATGGTGCATACTTTTTAATTGCATTCACCAAATTTCGTTCGTTAGTTTGTCCCGATATGTTTTGCATTTTTGTATACTTTCTTTAAGAACCGTTTCCAAATTCTGGGATCACTTTTTCGAAAGTGCAGACGATACATAAAGATGGCTTCTGATTCTTTCCATCCAATTCTATGTGCCTTTCGTAATTTATTTATATCTAGTTTCTCAGCCTGTGTTTCGTATGCATGAGCGTCTAATTCATCAGGATTGCCATAATAATGCAATTTTAATCTATTGCGTTCACCTTTCTTGGTATGATATTGTTTTGTATTTACATACCCACGACCTTTTTGTTGATGCTTGTGGCGATACTCGTGATGAATGGCGCGAATAATCTTAATTGCTAAATTGTCTGCACCTTCTTGAGTTATAATGGCTTTCTTTTGATTCTTTGGAAAAGAAAGAGTGATCAATATATTTTCAGGAATTACTGGGAGTATTCTTGGGCAATAATGACCCGAAATAATGACAGAATGATTCGCATAGTATTCGCCTTCGAATCTATCAGAACAAAAAGATACGATTGATTTTTTAAAGAGTTTATTTAAATTACGAATCAAAGAGGGAATATGTTTCTCTCCGATCCATGTCGGAATTAGTTTATTCACATTTTTTTGTATTTTTTCTAGTTTCATACCTTTAAATTTTTAAATTTATCAGTAGTTTTTTTACTTCGATCAAATACAGGTTTTGATTCTGTTTCTTGTAGAATCGAATCTTGTGCTTTCTGTTCTAGATCATATAGTCTCATCTTGGCTCGATCAACGCCGATTGTAAATCGCTTATGCAAGTTTGGATCATTGTAACGATTTTTCAATTGCTTCACAAGCATTTGATTTACTTTTTGCAGTTCTTCGTTACTTACCAATGCAAACATAAGATCAGCAGTAGCAGGAAGACCGAAAGACTCTGAAGTATCTTCCAGACCAGGATCTGAGTTCGAAAACCCTGAACGTGTTGTTTGAGTTGCGGAGACAATCGGCAGATTGTTTTCGACCGCCAGACCACGAAGTTCCTCAGCGATCGCTTTAATGTAGGTGTACGAATTGACATTTGCGCCAGCCTTAATTCTTGCAGAGGCGCATATATTTAGATAATCCACAAAGATAATGTCTGGACGAAAGTTCTTCTTGAGCGCAAGATCATTAATCAATGCACGAAAATGCGCTGGGTTAGCAGAAGCAGTTGGATATTCTTTAATGATGAGTTTACCTTTTACATTGGCTTTGAGTTTACTCATTCGCCGTTCATACATGTCTTTCGGCATGTTCATAAGATCTTCAAGAGAAACATTTAACAGATTCGCGTCAATTCTTTCTGCAATCTTCTCTTCACTCATCTCAAGAGTAATGTACAGAACATTATAGTTTTGTGTTAAGCAAGCAGCAGCCACATGGCACATGAAAAGAGACTTGCCGACACCAGTACCTGCAAGAGCAATGTTAAGGGTCTTTTGCGGCAATCCTCCCTTAGTAATTTTGTTGAAATATTCAAGATCAAATGGTATTCTTTTTTCGATACGATGATAAAAATCATACCGATCAGCGTAACTATCCAAAAGATCATGACCAATGTGAGGATCGAAACTAACCCCCAAAGCATCAGAAAGCAAAGAAGGAATGCTTCCCTTGCCACGGTTTTTGTCTTTTCCATCCAGGATTTGAATGGAATCCATAATGGCATTGTAAATCGCTTTTTCTTGACAGAACTTTTCCGTTGTATCAAGAAGCCAGCTGAGTTGTTGTTCCTCTTTGTCACTAGAAACCTCGTCAAGCAACTCTAATGATTTATTTAACTCAATTTCAGTCAGTTTGGTCGATTCCCTCAAATTGATCTTTAACGCTGCTATCGGTGGAAGGTTGTTGTACTTCAGAATGAAGTTTTTTATCTCTTCGAACAGTTTTCTTTCGTGGCTTTCGGTTAGGTACTCGCTCTTTAGAAACGGAAGAGACTTCCTCATATATGCTTCGTTCTTTATCAAGTTGGAAAGAATCAGCGTCTCTGTTTTCATTTGTATGATCCTTTAATTCATTGCCTATGGCACCTATGGCATTGTTAATTATACTACGAAAAATCATAGCAGTAAAGTTTTTAAATCGTTGCGACTCAACATTACAAAGGTTTGGATTCGCAATAATTTGTTGATCAAAGGTAACGTCAGTTTCAGAAGACATGTGCACATTTATAAATTCAATAATTACGCCAGGATATTCTTTTAAGATTTTAATTGAGAATGCTTCTTCATTAGAAAGATTTAAAAAGAACTCATAATGTTTACCGTGCTCTAATTTTTTAGCATTCCAAAATTGAAATTTTGCTAAAAGTTCTCTAATCATTTTTAGTTATTCCTCTGTAGATTCTACAACAGAACCGAATGAATAATTTTCTCGGATCCAATCTTTAAATGTATCATTTTCTAGAATACTATTCCAAAACTCAGGAACATCAGTATCAGCAAGACGCCATTTCTTTGTCTCTACTTCACCTGTCTCTGTATTTACACGAGAGTACCAACCATTAGAAGGTTTCGTTACATGACCTGATTCGAGCGCCATGTCGAGCAATCCGCTATAGCGAGAAATACCGCCATCAAATTTAACAGTAACTGGAATCTTTGACTTCTCGCGAACATAACGAGACTTCTCTACATTAATAATGTAAGAATATCCAACTAATTCGCTACCATCTTTTTCTTGCTGACGACCGAGGATAAAAATATTATCAGCAGAATAATAAGATCCTGTACCGCCACCGACAATCGCTTTCGGAAACATACCAATTTCCATATAAGTGTGATTAACGACCACCATCGGGATATCTTTTAACGTAAGGTGTGGTGTCACCATGCGAAACAGTGATTTAATTTGTTTGGCGCGAGTCATATCACCAACAGACTTTTGTTCAATCGCATCTTCAACTTCTTTCTTCGAAGCAAGATTACCGATAGAATCAATTAAAAGCATCACACGATCACCACGTTCAATATTTGTTAATTGATTCATGATGTCGAACTTTAATTGTTCAACGTCTGTAACTGGAGTATGAACCACGCGATCCTTATCAATACCAAAGTTTTGAAAATATGACTGTGGAGTGCCGAACTCAGAGTCGTAAAAAAGGATTACTGCTTCAGGGTACTTATCCTGATATGCTTTAGCCATGATCAAACTAAAGGCAGTCTTGAAGTGTTTGCTTGGACCAGCCCACATTGTAAGACCAGGAGTAAATCCACCATCAAGAGCACCAGAAAGAGCAATGTTTACAGCAGGAATGCTGGTTTGAACCATATCTTTTTCTTCGAAAAAAATCGAACGAGAAAGAATTGCTGTGTCTTTGATTGTAGAATTTTTCTTTAGTTTATCTAATAAACTCATGCGTGTTCTCCATATAGAATATATGTATTGTATACTATTTTATGTAAAAAAGCAATCCAGCGAATCAACTTTCTCAGATTGCCAATTGATTGTGGAAAGAATAATATCTAGTGGTTCAAGAAATGATTTTTCAAATTGTAAATTATAATCAATGTACTTTGTAGCGCCAAGTTGTTTAGGAATGCCTGATAAAAATGCAAGAGTATTGTTATTAAAGATGTTAGGTTGTTTCAGATAGATAAACTTGATTTTCTCGCCCTCTTGAATTAATTGATATCGTTTAGTTAATTTTAATTCGCGTAAAAAATGATTGTAAACTAATGCACCCTTTACATGTATAGGTGTGCCTTTCTTAAAGATACTTGTTTCATTTGAGTATTCTGATAATCCATTTACACTACGAGGAAATGCGATATCTTCAATCGGTAATTTTTTAAAATCATTTCTAAATTTATCGATGAACTTGTGAAGATCCTCTTGTGATCTATTCATTATAATATCAATTGCTTCTTTAATTTTCGTGCGACAAGCAGAGGGAGTTGAAGATTTAACTGCTTCAAGACCCATGATCTTGAGTTTGGGTTTAGCATATGCAACACCTTCACTATCATAGACATTTAAAATATATCGTTTCTTTGCAGTCCAGATTGCTTTATCTGCTAATGACTCGCGCTTCATTTCCATACGCTGTTGATATGCATTGACATATTGCCTTAATTCTTCATATGAATCATCGATATATGGTTGAATCTTTTCTTCGCAAATTTTATTCATGAATCGAATAACTTTTTTATTGTCATTCGTATCTTTGAAAAATTTGTTTACGAGCGGTCCAAGATTTAAATAAATTGAATCCGTGTCAGAGGCAATAACATAATCTTCGTTACCAGTTTTGAGAAGAAGATTCATATATTTGTTGATCTTTTGCTCAATCCAACGAATAGACAACTGACCTGCTGTGGTAATTCCTTCAGCAATACGAGTATCGAAGAAACGAAAGTATTGATTGCCTAGTGCGCCGTAAGCAGAATTTAATGTGACTTTTTTTGCCAACTGCAAATTATTGTATCGCGCGACTTGTTTCTCAAGATATTCAATTTGATTTTTATCTTCAAGGACAGTCTCGATTTTTTTCTTCGCCTCAATCGCTAATTTCTTATAACGTGTACGATCCTTGTACATATTATCCATAATCTCAGGCATAACACCCTGCTCATTAATACGAAACATTTGTCCATTAGGTGTAATCGTAACGCCCATTTTTTTAAGTTCACTGGTGTCCATTTGTTGACTTAATAGCGTGTCAACGTTGATTCGTTTATTGCCAATAAAATGTTTCATTGAATCAGTGTATTTCGATGGCTCAATCAAAGTCTCCATTGAAATATTGTACTGCATAATTAAGTGTGGATACAGACTGTTAAGATCAAACGAAGCAACCCATTGATGCATTCCAAGAATCGGATCCTTGACATATGCGCCTTCGAATGCAGTTTTCTTATCACCTTTTTTCATTTGTGGGATTACGATATTCTTTCGTTTGAGATAATTATACACTATCGTATCCCACATACGAACTTGCGTAAACACATCATCATAGTTGACTTTGTTGTCATATGCAAGAGTTAGCGCCAACTCAATCAACTTCATCTTATCTTCAAGTTTCTCAACGAGTTCCACGTCTTTGATGTTATACTCAATAAACTTTTGATGGTCGTGCTTGTAAAGTTGATACAGAGTTTCATATTCACTAAAGTCGAGTTTCTTTTCATTTAACTCAATATGAGCGATATTGTCAAGTTTATAAGATTCGCGTTGTGTGTATGTAAATTTTCGATATAACTCAAGATAATCTAGAGTTGCAACACCAACAATATCATAGATGATATGTTGACGATTCATGAAATATATTTCGCGTTTAGTCAAATAATTCCATGGAGATAATTTCTTCGCCTCGGGTTCACCGAAGAGTTTAACAATACGATTAATAAGATATGGAATATCGAATGTTTTAATATTCCAACCTGAGATTACATCAGGATGAAATCGGCACCAGAAGTCAAGAAATCTTCGTAATAGATCTAACTCATCGCGACATTGTGCATAGTGCACGTCATCGCGATGTTTAACATAATCGCCGATACCAAATACGAAATAATTTCCCTTGAGTTTAAGTGTAATGGCTGTAATTGATTCGTTAGCATTTTTAGGTTCTGGGAATCCATTTTCAGAGCCAACTTCAATGTCAAGATATGCAATGCTGACTTTGTTAATATCCCAAAGAATATCATCAGAATAACAATCGGCAATATACGCATACTCAAATCGATTATTGCCAAACACTGGGAAATTATCTACGTTCTCATATCTCTTTAAGAAATCACGACACTCTGGAATATTGCCTGGTTGAATTGATTTTACGCACTCGCCATCTAGAGTTTGCGTATCAGTTTTGTCTTGGCTTAAAAGATAAAATGTGGGGCGATACTCGATCTTTCGTCGAACACGCTTGTCGTTCTCTATGCCTCTGTAAAGTATGTACCTTCCAGAAACAGAAACATTAGTATAAAAATCTGACATGCTATCCCGTAATTAATTGCTTGGGAGGAACAACGATACCTGCTCCATATATTTGATTATAACCGTTTTTAATCTCTTCAGCAACTTCTGCGACGACAAGAATATTATTTTTGTTCACAGTAAACGGAGGATTGCTTGATTGCATCCAGGGCATAAAACCTAGAATTGGTGCGCCATCTTTGCCACGTTGAAGAACGCAAGAAACTGGATTTGTAAATGTTATTGATGACTCATTGTCATCTGTAATTTCTACTACTAATTCCTCGCCATTTACGAGTTTGATTGCTTTGATGTTTGCCATTTGTTTTTACCCTTGTATAACTGTTAAAAATATCTTTTTGCTTTAGACTTTGCGGTATGCCATTTTTATAAAACACATCACCGCTCAAAGTCCAAACATCTCTACCAACTTTTAATGCCCACCCATTAAATTCATTTATCTCAATCTTTTTAGAGATAAAGAAATCGCGGAGTTCTGTTAATGAGTGCATTACTCTTCGCCACCAATTTCTGCTGATTGGCGTTTGAGTTTAAACCCAACATGATTAGCATGTGCTTTGATAAACTGATTCTTTATTGCATTACGAGAATGCTTATCGCCAGTCCAGCCATTGACCTGACCCATAATAAGCATGCGCTTAATAGAGCGCGGAAGTTTAGCGTCAAAAAAATCTGATCTATTTGCCATTATTTTTTTACTCCATAAAAATATAAATCTTTCGAAACTAATTCTAAAAAGAACTCATGCGGTTCAAACATTTTCGTTAAATCAAATGCATTCTCAAAATCTATAGCATTTAAGTTTCTATAATAATCACCCCAACCGATTTCAACTGTTAGTCTAGAAGCCCACGCTTGAGTTCTATTAGTTCCATGTTCAGGTCGACCATCTGTGGCGCATGTAAATATAACAACACCACCTGGTTTACACATTCTATGCATGTTGTTAAATGTTTCTAACCAAAATGGGTTATGTTCAAAACACTCTGATGAAACAACTGTATCAAACGAATTATCTGGAGCATCGTACACATGTCCGCTACTAACAACATCTACACATGGACCTGGTCCTACATCGATTCCAGTATACTCACAATTTTCAAATAAAATACGAATAGTTCCATTTATATCCAAACTACCAACTTCAAGAACTTTACATTCTTTAAATGAGTTAGGAAATTTATCTTTCATTCTAATCAGAAAGTTTGTCTGTGACTCATGCATTATTTTAATCCCTCTAATTTTTGAATTTCCTCAGATAAATCGATTGTTAACTGATCATAAAATCGTTTAGCAGCTTGAATAGTCTCTGGTGTTGCATTATTATGATGTATTCCACGATCCATTGCTTTATCAGATTGAGTTAATCTTCTTTTTATCTGTGTTTTTCTCTTTATAAAAGTTTGAGTAAGTGGAGATAAATTTAAATGTAAGATGGCTAAATCTCCATTGTATTTACTCACATCCCAAAAGTGTCTGCCTACGCTATAAACAGATTTGGTCAAATAATCTAATGCATAATTATGAATACTTCTCATCCATCTAGTGTTTAACAATACACCTGCAGGTTTTGTTTTATTAAACAAATCAATACTAGTTCCATGGTGTGGATGAGGAAAATCATTCTTATAGTGCACGCCATGATGGCGTTGCTCCAGTAATGGAACATTCGGATCTGGCTCAATATTCTCATGCTCTGGCAGATCATTCATCAAATGGCAAGGAATTAGCACTTGTTTATTAGTTTTAAAGATATCTAAACTGTTTAAATTTCCGATAATAAATTCTGTGGCGTTTAGTGTTGTTATCCAACTACCAGGAAATTCGCTTAACAAATCCTTTTCAATTTTAATTAACAATACATCCCAAAGAAAATTACTTACTTCTGTCTGAGATACTTTATAGTATCTCCAATGTGGAGCAAATTTTTTGTATAGTTCATATGTGTTATCAGATTCTTCGCCCCATCCGAAGTCCACTATTACACCGAAATCGAATTTCTTAACAGTGTGAGGAAACCACCATTGTAGTAAATAGTGTTCTGTGTCAGTGCTTAATACTACGATCTTCATACATATCTCTAGTTAATACTTGTTCACATTTATTCCAAAATCTTTCTTCTTGACCTGGCATTCGAATTTGAAAATTGTGCCAGAACAACTCACCTTGTTCTTCGCTGCCATATGTTGTTCCCATTCCATATTTTGGCATGCCATCAGCAAGATTCCAATATGGCGGCTGTTCTTTTTCCCAATCATATCGTTGTGGTGGAGCATCAAATTTTAGTGGCATAATCTTAACTACATTTACACCTAAACTTTCAGCAGCCCATGTATATTCTTCAAGAACATCAGATCTAAAAGTTTCTAGTGCAGAAGGCGTACCAATTTTAATAAAAGTATTTTTACTTATCGCAGCAGCAGAGGGCGCAGCGAACACATGCTGATTATTGTTTAAATGATTTGTTCGTTGCGCGTTTCCGATTAAATTTCCATCAAGTGCACTCTTGGCGTAAATTTCAAAAGCATTCTTGCTTAGTGGTATACAATCTATGTCTAAGACAATTACAACTTCATGTTCTAACTTCTTTTCTATGGTTTGTTTTTTAAGTGCACCTGCCATTACACCATTCAATCCCCAAAAATAATCTAGAAATACACCATGTTTTGTGTTTATGTCAACAAAAAATTGATAGTGATGATAGTTTTGTGGATTAAACTTTTGTACAACCTCTCGTTGCATCTCTATAGTTTTTCGATTAATATTTGGCATAGAAACCGATACTATGCATGCATTTATTTTTTCCAAGGCAGTTCTCCATTATAACGCTGAAGCATCGTTCGATTTCCTTGTAAAAAGAACTCAGCTTTAACTGAGATTTCTGTGCTTCCGACTCTATATTTTACCGTATAATCGTTGTTTGTGTCAAACTTTAAGTTATTTTTATCGTGCATTAAGACAGTAGTCAATGCACGATCAACTTCCATCATACCTTGTGGTGGGCGTGCTTGTCGATACCAGATTGGCGCAAGATTTACTGCTAGTTCTCTTCGAATAAAAAAACAATTCACGTCTACGAAATGGTCGTTTAAAACGGATTTGTATTTGCCAAGACTTTCGCAGTCATCATTACATATAAACTTACCTTCATCGTCAACTATCTGACGCAAAGAATATGCCCAATCTAAATTTTTTTCTTTCGTAATATTTACAAGACTTTGAATGTGGTTAGATGTTAACTCATTATCATCATCTAACCAAATAACATAATCTCCATTAGCAAGGAAATTAAATGCACCATAGATACGATGACCATTAAATCTGTTTTTACCAGTCGCATAAGGCAACACTAGCACATGTTCATTGCTACTCGGTCCACGTTCTGCGCCTTCAGGAAAACCTAATCCATGAAGAATAGAATTAGTTGTACCCCATCGTTCTTCGCCATCTACAACTACAATATGTTCAATGTTTTTATAAGTTTGATTACGCACTGATTTAATACAATCAGCAAGTCTAGCATTACCAGTTGTTGCTGTAATCACAGATACTTTCATAAGCCACTTCTTTTTTTACAAAATTCTACTACGTCAGGATCATTTTTTTGTTGTTCGTATGGCGCATACAATGCACGATATCGCGTCTCAGCTTTACTATTTATGTACGAAAGATAGTATGTCGCTAGACTTCTACGAAAAATATTTTCTGGGCAAGTTAATTCTTGCGGTAAACCATGCCAAGAATTTTGAGTAGTGTCAAAAAGAACAGCGCGATTAAATTTATTTTCTATCCTAGTCACACATTCTTTCGGCTGTTCTTTCTCTTTGTCGTGACTCCAAAATTCTAAACCACCACCCCAAGAAGAATCCCACTCAGGCGTCATGTAAATAATTAGATTGTAATTTCTCATCAAGTGTAACTTAGGATGTAAAGAATAATCTTTATGAATATTTAATTTACCATTTCGATTATGCGAGTGCATCCCACCACCATGTAAACCATAATCTGGTATAATGATAGATGCACCAGTAACTTGACTTATCAATGCTGCGAACTCTTGACTGCAGAGATAAAACAATGCAGAGTAAATTGGCATAGGGAATTTATCCCAATGCGAGCATGCTTTTTTCTTTTCTACTGGATTATCATAAGAAACAGTCCAAGCAGAATCATTGTGTGCTGGAAAACTGCTTGCTATAGCAGCAGCAGTTTCATTAGTAAAAAAATTATCAATAACTACATGACTAAAAGGTTCTGCGGTTCTAAATTTGCTCCGCAGAGAAACATGGTCTATCTGATTTATCATTATTAATCCCAAAGATTTTCATAGTATTTGCCAAATAAACGGAAGGCATTCTTCTTGCGAGTATGGTATGCTCTCATCTTCTCATTGTCATAAACACCATGACGAACACAAATCATTTCTCTATAATCTTTGCCTTCTACTTTCTTGTGTATGTACTTCGGCTTCTTGATGCAAAAATCAGGATCGCGATTTTTAGCAAGTTCACCGAATGCCCAGATCATTTCTGCAAGAATCCAGTCCCAACGCTTGAAGTGAAACTCATCAACGTCCCACTCATA